TTTATTGGGGGTTTAGCAAGATATGGCGACCTTGCTGGACGCGCAGTAGATATGGTTTCATATTTTGGCGTTGGACTTCAATCTGAACAAATGGCCATGCGCATACAGTCTGCGGCCATGATGAACCAAAAATACAATGACGCATTTGCCGCCTCACAGGGCGATATGGCAGCAATGCGCAGGTTCTCACAGGATCAATTCTCAAGAGCTGCGCAGTTTGGAAATGTCTATAGAACTAGAGCAGAAGCTTTAGGCACTATTGGCGCGGGTGTTGATATAGCAACTGGTGCAGCTGGCGCAATTACAACAATGAAAACAGGCGATATGCCGTGGAGTCTATCCGGCGGCTTGTCTACTGGAAACATTATATCCGGCGCGCAAAATGCAGCCAGGATTGCGGCCGGCATTACAGGCGCTCAAACTCAGCTTGGATTTGCCCAACAAGATATACAATTAGCAGATGTAGTAAATGCAGTACCCGATGCGGCGAGACAGGCGTTATTTAACTATCGCATGAGCGCCCTCAATGAAATGCGCGGAGCAGGATCTAGACTGCCTGCGCTGTATGACGCAGCAACATCGCGCGCTACAGTTGAACAGCTATCTGCCCTAGGCATAGGGCCACAAGAACAAGCGGCTTTATTTGGTGCAGGTGTAAGAGGAATCGGTCCATCTTTTGCTCGATCTCCTGGTGTTGCAGCTGAAACCGTAATACGTGCCGGACAACTTCAAGCGGCTGGTGTAATGTCTGCGCAATCTTATATGCAGCAAGTTGGCCAGATGACCACGCTTGGCGGCGGCGCACGAGACGTTGAAGAAATTTTAGCAAAAGCAGTTCAAAGAGGCGTTGATGATGCAAAATCCCTCGAAGGGATAATGGACCTTGCTCAAAATCTCGCAAGAGATTCGGCCTCAAGGGGTATCGGTGCTGTAACTGAAATGCAGAGAGGCATATCTTTTGGTCTTGAAAAATATGCCGAATTGCCGATAGACGAATCACTAAAGCGCGGTTTGGTTGGTTATCAGCAGCAAGATGTTGCAGGGCGCATACGCGCGGCAGGATCTAGATTGGGCTATGAATCAATGACGTTTATTGATTCACTTACGTCAAAGATTCCTGGACTAACAACCTTTGAAGCTGGTCGCTTAGCGGGCAAAGATCCGCGAGAGATGGAAGCCGTATATCGTCAATATAAAGATCAACTACAGCCAGGAAAAATCGTTTCAGATACGATGATATCGGCACTTGGCGATTATGCGGGATTATTTGTGGATCCTTCGGGCAGAGCTAGAGGCAGGATGGGTCTCGATATTGCAAAAACAGCATCCGTATCGATGTCGCTTGAAGGATTATTTGCCTCCGGACTGATACCACCAGAAGAAAAATCCAAGGTCATGAAGGCCATAGAAACCGGCGATATGTCCGGTCTTTCTATTCCTACAAAAACTAAGATTGGCGGACTAATTTCAGGTGCTGCTGGCATAACCGGTCAATCGTACAAGATCCCCGCCGCACCAACGCCATTAACTCCATTAACTGGAGAAGCTGGTGCAGCACAACTTGCTCAGGCAGCAATGGCAACTGGTCAAGCAGGTCAGGTTCTTCAAGCACAAGGCATGCTTGGCGAATATACATCTATGAACTTGATAAGTCAAGTGATGACCAGAGCGGCAGCATCAACAGACGTAGAAAAAGCGGGAAAAGAGGCCGCTCAAGCTGGCGAAAAGATGACCATTGACACTTCTAAGTTTGATGAAAGTGTTGTAAAGTTTGATAAGGCTGTAGACAAGCTCAGTGAGGCAATAAGACCATTGGAAATGGGTAAGTCCCCTATGTCTAGTTATGTTGCTGGATCTGAATTTTTTCAAAGATTCGGCGGCCCTGTTAGCCTAGAGCACGCCATATTGAATCTTAACCGAGTTAAATAAAGATGTCACTACGAAACCCTACAGCAGGAATAGTCGTCTACAACTATCTCGACAGGGGTGGCAGTAAGGCAATAACTAGTCAAAATTATGAACGAATTGTTTTAACTAAGTCTATAGTTTCCATACGAACAAACAAATCAAAATCCTCTCCGTCTGGAAGATTTGAGATTATTCTTGCACCAACTAAAAATTGGATTGCGGCCTTAAGTACAGGAAGCTGGCTTGAGATACATATGTCGCCGTATCAAATGACGGAAAAGGATTTAGAATCCTCTAATAAATCAACATTAAAAATGATCGGCGTCATAGATTCTGTGCGCATGTCTATGTCTGTTGATCAGACAACCGGTGCGCGATCTATGCACTATGTGCTGGTTGGAAGAGATTGGGGATCTATATTTGAATCTTATCTCTATATAGATTCAACGGTTGAATCGTATGCCGATAGCCCACTTTTAAACGCAATAAAATTAACTTATCAAGTAATGCGTGGTAGCGACGTAGACAATAGCTCCATGGTAAAAACTACTACTGATTTAGTTAAAACTATAGTAAAGTCATGGGGCATGGGTGTTGCTCTTGGTATATATAAAAACGGCCAACTTGATAACACGGCAAATAGTGCATCATATGTACTGCCGAGTCAGCTATCGTCGAAATTAACTGCACCTGGATTAAGTGCTTCGTTGCCCTCAGTTGGGGCCAGTGTAATAGCGCAATACGTTAATGTTGTAGACGGTGTGTTGTCTGGCCACAACCAGTACACTAAAGATATAAAAGAAGCAAAAGGCCCATTCAATGCAGAAGCATTACGTGGCATCAACTCAATGTGGCAATTACTAAACACCCACGCCAACACCGCAATTAATGAACTGGTTACAGATTTAAGATGGGAAAACAATAATTCACGGCCAACTCTTACCCTCTATAAAAGGGTGAAGCCATTTTGGCTAAAGAAAAATAAAAGATATCTTTCATCAAATTTTTTCTTGTTAAAGAAGTGCAATATAGATAAAAATGATGTTGTAAGCGTGGAAGTTGGCACAAATAGCCAAGACGTAATAAACTACGTAGAAGTAGTCCCTGATTTTACGCTCTTTACATTTAAACCTGGCGAAACTATTGGCGCTCAAGCGTATGCTAAGGGTAAAGGGCCGCAATATGATGCAAAGTCTTTTGCTAGACATGGTTTTAAGCCATTAATGTATAGTACTAGATTTGTTCCAGTAAATCAAAATGGCAATACGGACTGGCAGTTCCTGATCGAATGGGGAAAGATGCTAGCTGATTGGTATTTTGACACGCACAAGATGCTCAACGGTACGATCAACATCATGGGCCAGAATGATTTTATTGGCGTGGGCGACAATATCACGGTTGATGCGTCTTTGTTTGGCCACACGTCTTACGTAAAAGGAAACAGCAAAGGTAAATTTATTGCGCATGTCGAGAGCGTTAGTCATAGTTTTAGCTATATAGAAAACGGATCTCGATCCTTTTTAACTACCGTATCGTTTACGCGCGGCATAATGGCCAACGAAGATGCCACGGCTTTAGTTTCTGATAGTAGTTTTGCTGTTGAATCCGACGTAAAAGCACTACCAGCAGATAAAACGCTAATAGACGATGTTTATGGAGAATAGTCGTGATAATTAGAGACTCAACCCTATATACGCCGCCTAGCATCTCCAACACAAACAAAATGGATGGCGAAGTGCGCGTTGGAATAATACGCGAAGCAAAATACAACGCACAACAAGACAACTTGTTCTATTTGGTAGAGGTCACACACAAGGGGTTGAGTTATATCTTAAATTGCCGCCAAATGACCAAATTTGGCGACGTATACAATTACGAAGAATGGGGAGCCAGGAACGTAAACATACCAATACAGGGCAAGCCAAAGCCTAGAAACTACTCTAACAGAGTCGGTGAGGTTGTTATAGTTGCACATTTGGGCGGTTCGCCTAACGACGGCATAATACTGGGCAGCATGAAACATCCCGCTAGACAATCTGAGATAAAATCTAATTCAATGCAGTACGTGTCTGAGTTTAACGGTCTTAAAACTTCTATAGATCAAGACGGCGCGTATAAGATAACTTTCAAAGGCACCCCGATAACAGTTCCAGCATTAAAGGGCGCTGTTGCCACCGGTAAAATACCGCAACCCACGTACGATACGACAAAGTCTGGTTCATATTTGACTTTTGAAAAAGATGGATCATTTGAGGTCAGCGATGCCCATCCATTTGTGCAAACCATACGCTTAGATAAATCAAATGGCATTATATCAATTGCGTCTGGCGCAGTAGACATATCGATATCTAAAAAAAATAGCTCTTTTACATTAAATGCTACAGAATCTAAGATTGACAGCAAAAAATCGCTAACAATTTCTACGTTAAGCACCTCAATTGAATCTTTAAAAGAGATTAAGATAAAATCCGCAAAGATAGCAATAGGTTTTGGAAGCGTTGAACTTGTTGATAGTCTAATAAAAATTGTAGACGCAATTGGTACTCTCGTTGTCTCTTCTCCTGTTGGCCCATGTTCGCCAATAAAATCAGCCCCAACGTGGGCGCAACTTGAACAAATTAAGACAAAGCTTTCAACTATTAAAGGTAGCTTATAGTTTTTGATGGTAGCATATAATGGGAGGAAGCGGTGGCAAATCAATTAACAAATCTGGTAAAGAATGTAGCTAAATTCTTTGGCGCCGATGTTGATCCATCATCGTTGGTTCCTAATTCATCAAATCCACAAGGACCCCTGTACGAGCCCATACCAGATAACTGGTACAAATCGCAACCATATGCGTTTAAAGCAAAACGTGACGGTAAAAATTACATATTCTACTTGCCAATAAGCCCTAAAAATCTTAATATTACTACACATTTTGCCACAAATATCATATCGACTCTTTATGGAACAGTCGAAGAGCATTCTGAACAAAGATATTTTGACATAGTTATTAATGGAACAACCGGTTTTGCTCCTCAATATGTAGAAGAACAGCCGCTAGACATTTCTGGCCCACCCAAACCAATGTCCAACAGCGGCCGCAAGAGATATGAAGATTTTACAATCTCTACAGCACTTGGTGGCCTTTTCCCTAAAACTGCAGGAAAAATAGAGCAGGCACTAAATCAAGCAGGAAACGTTGTTAAGGCCGCAAAAGGTTCCAATGGACACGAAGTGGGGGTTTTTAACAATGTCAGTGGCTACGTAGCTTTTCATAATCTTTATAGATTTTTATTGAAGCATAAAAAAAGTGCTTCATCCGGCACTTCCATTAAAAACAATAAGATAAATGAATCCATGGCCCCAGGCACTGGGAAAAACTCTCCGTTGCAGTTTTTAAATTATAAAGACAATAACCAATACTCTTGCGTAGTTCAGAGATTTGTTTTAGAAAGAAACTCTGAAAACCCAATGCTATACAATTATACAATAAATTTAAGAGCTTATGATTTACGACCAATAACTAACGAAAAGTCACCAGAGCTACGCAATCGCTTTAAAGATCTTGGCCTTGATTCAACGTTGTCCGTTGCAGCAACCGCAAAGATAGCTATAAATAGTGGTAAAACTGCGCTTTCGTCTGGTAAGGGTGCAATAAAGACTTTAGGGGCTTAGTATGGGTGCCATTGATACCGCTTATGCTGCGTACTCTGATCTTAATCTATGGATTAAGGTAAAAACTAGCGATAGTTTAAAGTTATCAGATGTGCCGGCATTGTTGCCACTCAGATTAACGTACATAATTGAAAATTGGTCTACGATACGACCTACATTAGTCGATCGCATAGACGCCTCTGACGATCCATCCAGGATGAGAGCTGAGCTGGATTCTTTTGATCGTTTTGTTAATTTTGCTGTCACACAAAAATCATCACTTATTAAAGCAGTAACAAATAAATCTTTATTATCAAAATATTACACCGTAATAGATCAGATGTATATAGATGATATATCTATCTCTCAAGCTGAGAGCAATATTATCGAATCTGAGATTAAAAGAGTAAATTTCTTTAATAAAAACAATTTCTTAAATATGCGTATGCAACTTAATGCCGGACGCGATGCGATAGCCGATATTATTGGTGCCGGTGATGCGACGTATGATCAGATATACAATAGGGCGTCGCTACCTCAGTCACTTACACCATCGATAACTGATTTAGTTTCTGCATTTTTGTTTCAAAACGGCATTTTTACCATCGATGGTATATTGGCAAACGAGACAAATCTTTCGTCCGTCGCGACCATAGATCCTTTTGCCTTTGCTCGAGTTAACGCAGATAATCCAGAGATAAACATCGATTCATACGCCTCTGGATCTTTGGTGAAACTAAATTATGGTGAAACAATACAAGGGTTGGCAAGACGGACCATGGGCGACCCAGATCGATGGGTTGAAATAGTAATCGCAAATGGTCTAAAACCACCGTATATTGATGAAGTTGGGCAAAAATTACAGCTGATATCGAACGGCAGCGACGATCAGATCATAATAGCTGCAACTGATTCTTTTGGCGCACTTAATAAAGAAAAAGTATTTTTAAATCAAATAATTATATTGCAATCAGACACAGAACGATCCCCTGACCAAAGGGTTATTCTAAGCATTCGTGAAGTTCCAGTCTCTGGAGACTTGATACTTCAACTAAACGGTCTCGCTGACCTGTCTAAATACAAAACAATCGACAGCGCATCAATTAGGGTGTTTCAAAAAAACACAATAAATAGTAACTTTTTTGTATTAATACCATCTAATAGCCCTCTTCCACCATCGCTCAACAAGCCGGCGCCTTGGTTTTTGAGATCCAGCAGTCAAGACGAAAAAAATGCTGGGGTCGATCTTTTGATCGGCGACGACGGCGATTTGCAGTTTTCGCCATCAGGTGACTTAAAACTGTCTTACGGTGCAGAAAATGCCATGCAGGCCATACGCATACTGTTAAGTACCTCAGAAGGGACGCTTATAAGACACGGGGATTATGGGATTGTTGATGTAACGGGCAACTTCAACTCGCAACCTGAACAGATAAAATCAGTCATATCTGAAAGTGTTGCTAGGCAAATATTAAGTGATTCTAGGTTTGATAGACTAGACTATTTAACGGTAGAATATCTAAGCAAAGATTCGCACGGCGCATCGGCGTATAAGATAAGCGTTGGCGTAACTTTAGCGGGTGGAAATGGAACCGTAATACCGATATCGTTTGGGATAAATATCCCTAAGTAAGGGTCGAAAATGGCTATAACTCTTCAAAGTTACAACGAAATTCTTGGTAAACTAGTACGTAAGATTATAGCCGATACGCCAGTAAACGATATCAATACTGGTTCAGTTTTGCTGACTCTTTTAGAGGCTGTTGCTGCTCAGGACTTTGAAAACAATGCGTCAATTTTAAGCGTATTAGAAACCTTAAATATTGACGCTCTAAAGAATCTAGACTTGGATGCCCGTGCTGCCGATTACGGATTAACTAGAAGAGCATCTGTTAGGGCTACTGGCTTTATCAAGATTACAGATACCAGCATTACCAAGCGAACAACTACGCTTTATGCTGTAAAACCGGCACCAATAGCGGGTGACAGTAAAGTATATGTTAACGATGCGTCTGGTTGGGCTTCTACAGGTGAACTGTATATCGGTCGCGGTACGCCTCAGTTTGAGGGCCCTATACCGTACACTAGTATTGTGTCCAACGGAAGCTTTTACACGATCAATCTTGGATCTGCACTTCAAAAGGACCATCTGGCGTCCGATATCGTGATCGATCGTCAAAATACATCTGATCGCCTCATATCTGCTGGCACTACCGTCAAGATTCCTCTAAACAACTTAACGCCTGAAATACGATATCAAACGCTAAGAGATGCCGTTCTCCCTGCGGGCGAAGATTCTGTTGAGGGTGTCGCGATTGTTGCAGAGAGCTCTGGCGCACAAGGCAACGCCGGCATAAATACCATCGTTCAGTTTGAAACTCAGCCGTTCGATTCTGCTGCCGTAACAAACACGTCTTCGTTGACCGATGGGCGCGATGTCGAGTCAGATGATGAGCTTCGCGAAAGAATCAAAAACTACGCATCCACATTAGCCCGTGGCACTCGAGCTGCAATACTTGCCGCAATCATTGGAGTATCCGACCCCACCGACGGCAAACAAGTATCTTCTGCTGTTATCACTGAGCCGCCGACCGTTGGCGACCCATCTATCGTCTATATCGACGATGGCAGTGGTTTTCAGCCGTCTTTTGCGGGCCAATCTGTTGATGTTCTTTTAGCGTCTGCAGTTGGAGATGAAGAATTTCTTCAACTATCCAATTTCCCACTTCCTCGTCCACAGGTCGTAAACCAAGTTTCCGGTCCTGTTGAGATGACAGACGGAATGATCCTGCGCGTTGCAGTCGATTCTCTCGAAGAAGAGATTACCTTTTCTTCTAGTAGTTTCTTAAATATTTCAGCGGCTACTCTTCCAGAGATCGTCGTTGCAATCAACGATCAAGCAACAGAGAATGGGTACGCGTTTAGGTGCCGTTTAACAGAAAATTCTACTCGTTTGCTGCTATATCCAACTGCGCACGATGCGGAATACATTCAGATCTCTACGCTCAGAGATTCTGATAATGCATTGCTTTATGCAAATTCTGTACTTAAGTTTCCAACTAATAAATACTCGTATATTACGCTTTATAAAAACAATACTCTTTTAACGGAAAAAGCTTTTTCGGCATTGCTGGAATCAGATCCAACGCCATGGGGAATAACAGCAACTGGAACTCTTATTCTTCAAGTAGATGGTACTCCGCCTCAAACAGGGACTTTCGTCTCCTCTACAGACTTCAACAACAAACCGTTCAGTGCGGTCACCCTTGAAGAATGGGCAAATGCGTTTAATTTAAAATTTGCGGGCATCACAGCATCGGCTACATCTAGTGGCAAGTTGCAAATTAGATCTAATAAGGTTGGCACTTCATCTTCTTTAAGCGTTCTGGGTGGTAGTTATATTGGAAATATGTTTGGAAGTGCAAATACTTCTTCTACGGGAACAGAGTCCCAATTTGCACTTAATCGTCAAACAGGCAATCTTCAACTTAAGATCACTTTAAATCCCGGAGATTCAATAACCGCAGGAACTACGGATGCCAAAGGCAGCGCTATATCTAACAGCACCAGCAATGGCACATATAACTTATCTACAGACTCTTCGGGACGCCCTGCAGAACTTGTAATCGGCGTCGATGGCGCTAATGTTGAACCTAGAACAGATGTGTCGGTTAGTGTCGGTACGACCATAACAATGTCAGCATCATCCGGCCTAATGCGAATCTTGTCTAGTTCAACCAACTCATTCCAGCAGGCTCAAGTTGATGACTTTGTGTACATTGCATATCGCAGTGGATCTTCTTCGTGGGTTTCGTCTGCAAACGCAGGCATGTTTAAGATCGTTGCAAAGGGATCCCACATCTCTGCGCCCACCGACACCTGGATCGATGTCATAAATGCAAATGCAGTTACAGAAGGACCATTCTCTGTCATATCTAGTTCTGATATCCAGGTGTTTTCATCTGATGTATATCCGCAGATTTGGCGCGGTTCTTATCTTCCCACGCCAGCCAGCGCGTCACTTAAAGATGTAGCGGCTTCATTAAACAATGACCTGATGAATGTTAAAGGTTCCATCTTTAAAACTTCGTCAATAAAAACTACCAGCACAACTGAGAACGATGGGTCCGTTGGCACACCTGTTTCAGTTGGAAACATGTCGTTGGTTTTTCCGACCGCTCAAGCAAATCAGTTTGGTAACCAATCTCACGTGGCCTCACGCGTTAGCGACAAAGATCTTTTGTCTTTGTTTAAACGAACAACGCCAACATCTACTAATGTTTGGTTGGACAGATTTAGATATTCGACTGTAAAAGACTCATTAAGCGCAAATGCCACACCAAATCCAGTAGGCTACAGCGAAATATTAGAAGCCTCTGGCACATTCAACCCGTCAGCTGCAGCATACGACGATGTTATTAGTGTCACATCTGGATCAAACAAATCTCATTTTAGATCAGTAAAAGAATTTTTATCTGGCGATCGAGTCGGTACGCAGATTTCTCTACCAAGAACAGAAATGACGTATCTCATCGGCGATCAAGTTGACCTTATGAAGAGTTTAACTCTGTCAGCGGACGATTCGATTGTTTTCATTGTCGATGGTGACGCAGTTAACAACACGATCAACGTGAACATGTGGCGAACTGGCAAGGTTAATAACCAGTATGTACCTTCTTCAACATCATTTTCGGCAGACGATGCCGACAATGAATCTGGTGTAAACTTTGGCACTCTGCAGGTTTGGTCTACAGCTTCTGGTACTGATTTTAGTGATTACGCCGTATGGATGAAAAGTAGAAACTGGTATCGCACAGGTGGCGCACTAGCCGATAATGCAACCATGATCTTAAGGGCAAAAGAATATGGCCCAACTGGAGACAAGCATAGGTTTACTATCGAATATCCGTCTATACCAAACCAACTTGCTGCAGTAAGACACGACAACACTCCCGATTACACGCTAACAACGTATACTTTTGCTTCTGATGCTCAGCGAAGTACTGGAATTGTTGGCGGGACTACATTTAAGGTTGCCTCCATTTCGACCGATAACTGGAGGTACTCCTTTACCCAAACTTATGTAGACCTTTCTTCTGTTGTGGTTGGTGACATTCTATCGATCTTGGGATCATCGGGCGTTTCTGCTGCAAATCGTGGCACCTTCTACATCAATGCTGTTGATTCTGTCAACAGAACGATTGATATATATAATCCCAGTGGCTCAGCAACATCCGTTGGACTTCCAGAAAAAACCAATGCAACTACTGTCGCGGATATTCAGGGAGCATATTTAACTCAAAATATAACAACAACGCCAGAGGGCTCTGGTACGGGCGCAGTAACTGCTGGTGATTATTTTATTTTAAACGACCAGCTCGGTCCTATTGCATTTTGGTACCAAATTGGCGGCTCTCCAGCAGTTACACCGCCCACTGGCGCAACACGAAACGTATGCATACCAACAGTAGTCGTTGGCGATAGCGCAACAAATGTCGCAACTAAAACAGCATTAATACTTAATAGTTATGGCTATTTTAATGCCGTTTCGGCTGGAAACATAATCACCGTCACAAATCAATATGTTGGAAACTTTGCTGTTGGATCTGATGGCACTGGTACAGCAATTACAGGATTTAACTTTTCAATACCTACTGGTGGCGCGGGCGCGGATGCAAACTCTATTGGCGGTAAGTACTTTAAGCTATATGATCAAAGCGGAAGCGTTGCCGTCTGGTATAACACCGGCTCAAGCGCACTTCCTCCACATGGTTGTGATCGAGCAATACAGGTAAGCATATCTCCAGGTTCTTCTGCGAGCGCTGTGGCATCGGCTACTGCTTCATTTGTAGGCGCTGACCCTGCTTTTAATGCATCCGTTTTAGGGTCTGTTGTCACGATAACTGACGCGTCGAATGGCAGCAGGACAAATGCCTCGGATGGGGCAACGCCTTATGCAACTGGATTTACTATATCCGTATCTCAGCAGGGCGTTGACGACGGCGTGGAGGGTATTAACTCGACATCTGCTTGTGCAATTTTTCCGCTTACAAGCAACGACGTTCAAAGCATCTGCGATACGATAAATACAAGTCAAACACTTACTGCTGTTCCGGTGGGCGATCCTGATTTGGCGATATCTAAGGCAACGCGCGAAGACACATACTCATACACTGGAAACTCGAGTGCTCTCGCGTACGGTCACGATCCGCGGCCTTCTTACGGATTAAACGGTTTTGTTAGCCTATACGATGGTCAATCGTTTGTTCAGTCATTCTCAAATGCTAGTCCTCAGTTTGTCTTAAAAAGAGCACTTACTCTTCAGGGAGTGGTGCCAACCATCTACTCTATTAATTCATGCCCAAATGTTGACACCGATGAAGTTGGTGAATATTTCAAATTAATACCAAAAACCATAAAGAATATCAAGCATCATTTTACGCAAAAAGCATTGAGTCAATTACCTATCGTCGCAGATGTGGATATTGCAGATAACTTTAGAAAAATACAAATTAAATCCAAGAAACTCGGCACATCTGGCGGCGTTGAGATTGTTGGTGGTCGCGCTAATATTGGTGAATTTTCAATCGTCGGCGACGCAATTGTGACTCCAGGGCTGGGAAGTACGAACTATTTAGAGATCAAAACCTCAGCATTTCCGGCAACAATAAATAGTAATGATTTAGTAGAAATTTATAACGATCTGCCTGCAAAAAGAAGATCTAGATTAACTGCAAACAGTTCAATAACTGTAAGTTCTGCCGGCGTGGGTGTATTTGATTATCGCTATAATCCGCGCAATACTCGCATTACGCCATTTACTAACTGGACTATCACCGATGTGTCGTCGTCGTACGGTAAGGTTGCAGGATTGGTTTGGAGATGGCAACATACGGATTCCGGTGCCAAACTTACAATTACGGCAAAATCGAACGGCGCTGTTGCAACAATCCCTAACTCATATATTAGTAACGGTACCGCACAGTCTACAAAACTCTACGCATACGAGTACACAAATGGTAGTTCGACAAGCAAGCTAACATTCTCTCTTGCGGTATCAAGCAGTCTTTCTGTGTCACCTGATCAAGGTAGCTATTTTTACTTTGTATCTCAGGATGGCACTAAATATGCTGTATGGTTCAATATCAACGGAAATGGAACTCTTCCAACTAGCGCGCAGTTTATTGCAGCAGACTATAAAATTAAAGTGGACGTTTTAAGTACTGATACTTTAAACGATATTACTTCTGCACTCTATGGTGCGCTAATAAACCCATTAGATTCAAATGCAGTTGCGTTCTTAACAGATTTCGATATCTCTGCCGTCGCCGGAACAACACTTGGTGAGGTGCAGGAAGGAGATCTATTAAATGCTTATGGAACGCTTACTGCGGGTTGGAGCAGCGCAAATAAATCTTATGCAGCAGGAGAGTCTGAGGTTTCTGGGTTTCCGATTGTTGCCGTAAATACTTCTTTAAAATACATCGATGTGCTAAATCCAACCGGCGCAACAATGACATCACCGAACTTTTCTGGTCTATCAGGAACCATTTCAATTAGCCCTACACCGTTTATTAGGTTTCGCTTAAAACATCAAGCACTATCAACACGTTACAGAATTGAAAAACTGGGTGCGCTAGATTTATTTAGAATAGTTAAAGTTTCTGGATCTAGTCCATATTTTGCCGACTGCGGTGTTGCTGTTGATGATTTTGTAGTTTTGAGCGGGTCGTCTTTTCAGTCGGCAAATCAAGGTCGATTTAGGGTACTAGCCGTTGATAACGATTCAATTGTTATTCAAAATACAAGTGGCGTAGAAGAATTAAATACATATCTGCCGCTTTCTAATGCTGACACGGCGGCAATCTGGACGTCAGGATCTACCTCTATTACCGGATCTGCTGGAACATTCGCAAATGTATCTGTAGGAGACTGGATTAAAAAGAATGAGGATTCTCAAGATAAGTTTGCGCAAGTAACATCTCTTTCTCCTGCAACACCCTCACTAGCGACAAGCGTAACCTTGGGCCAAGTATATCGCGGAACTACGGCAACGGCAACCGGTATTGTTACAAATTTTGAAACTGATGTTGGCCAAGGTTCTATGCTCATGGATACAGATGATCTTCAAGTATTTGAGGGCGATTCTGTTGTGGTTGGAGATTCGTTGATCGTCGATACATATACCAATTATAATTGGTTTAATCAAGTAAACACTGGCGTACGAACTGTAGTTGGTTGGGGTAGTTCTGCTGGAGCCGATACGGCATATCTCTCACCGTACGTACGCGTCAACAACAGTAACGGTGTGGCAGAAAGTAACAGACTTGTAGGTCTAAAATTAGATGCATTCTATGTATTAGAAGGCGAAGATTTTAAATATAAGACCGTAAGACAGATCGATCATGCTGCAATAAATCAAGGTAATTTTACGCAACGCATACTTTATGCCACCCCATCCGACAGATCATTTAAGATGTCGGATGTTTACGAATCTAAGATTAGATCTCTTGGAAAGATGGGTTTTCCTCTCGGTTCAACGACAGGCGTTGACGGGTATTTGTACTACACGGGCCTAATGAGAACTGTGCAAAGAATAATTGACGGCTATGAACCAGATGCTGCAGCATACCCTGGTCAAAGGGCTGTTGGTTCTGCTATCGAAGTTCTTCCTCCGCTCATTCAACAAATTGCCCTATCTCTTAAGATCACAACTAAAGACGGCGTGAACCTAACCGACCTAACAAATGAGATCAAGTCAACAATAATCAACTATGTCAGCTCGCTCGGTGTTGGGGACGATATGATCCTCTCTGAAGTTATCGCGAGAGTAAAAGCTATTATCGGGATCGATGCTGTTACGTTTACGACCCCAAGCCCAAGTCAAGAAAGGATCGCCGTAGCCGACGACGAAAAGGCCTTCATAACGCCAGATCTAATCAGCTTAGCGTAAGATAAAAGATGGCCAACAACAAGACATCCGCAGACAGCATACACGATGCATTCAATGCATACTTTAATACGCGCGTCAATCCAAATTGGCGCGCGCTAATTGAAAGCATCGGCGAGTCAGACGACGATATAGCTAATCTTATTGAAGAAGTACGAAAGCAATTCTTCATATCTACGGCCAGTAGGCCATATATTGATCGTCTAGCTGCCAACTACAAGGTGTCTAGGCCTAAAGTTGTTGGAATGGATGACACGACATTAAGGCGCTACGTTCCAATACTCGCATATCAGCCAAAGCAAGTAAAGGCTGTAATTGATCAATTATTGGACATTTTCTTTTTTAAAGAGTCAACGACTGCATTAGTTGAATCTTCTCAGTTCGAACCTTTCTTTTTAAAAGACGGATGGGAATTAGAATACGCCGTAGATGCAATTAACTTTGAACGCATACTTTTTAAAGCAGAGGATTTTACGGACATCTCTATTGCAACCGCAGATGAGATAGCTTCTGCCATAAATCGTCAAGCAAAATATAGTTTTGCTACGGCATTTGAAAACAGAATCACTAAACGCAAGTTCGTTAAAATATTTACAAAAACTATTGGCGCCAAAGGGTCCATAGAGATTACTGGCGGACGCATCGATGTATCGCTTCAATTTCACGGCATAATCCCAGATGCCGGATCTGGCGAAACAACGCAGTGGCTTATAACAAAGATTGGTGACACGACTCGCTTCAAGTATATCGGTGGATCTCCAATTGCGTTGGATCAGGCGAGAGTTGGTGACAATGTCATCATAGATATGCCCGGCAACTCTGGCACCTTTAATATAATAAACATCAATCTAACTGAAAATTACTTTGAATTTAATAATCTTTTTTCTACACCCGGTACGTTTGATCACGGGCTTAATCCGAACTATTTTGTTAGGTTTGTGCGTCCAGAAAGATCTGTGATCTACACTAGAAACAACCGATCGGTGGTTTGGGAAGTTTCGCCTGGTGAGATTATAATCGAGATGCCCGCAACACCGCCCGTAGTGAGGCGCGAACTTAAGGGATCTGCGCACCTTAACGGCATGATTTCTAGCGTAGTAGATGTACCGTCTAAAACATCTCTTATGATAGAAAATGGCGGGGATTGGCCAAATAGTGGACAGTTTGTCCTTGAAAAACTAGAACAAATAAAGAACAGAATCGTCACCCTAACCCAGGATACGTACCATTCACAAGACATAAGCGGCAGTTTTGATGCGTACAATCAAAAATATTCGTATGTGTCTAAAACATTAGATATTTCTGGAAGTTATGTTCTTAATGGAATTAATCCCGAGCTTCCAGATTTAGCTAGTGTTATCGAGCTAACCATAGCAACAATATCCTGTGACGGTAATGGCGTAGTTTCTGTACAGACCAATGAAAAACATGGCCTTAAAGCCAGCCAGTCGGTAAGAATATATGACGTTACCGGCGGAAACTTCAACGGTGTATTTGAGGTCGATCAGATCGTAAACGAGTATGTGTTTGAGTTTCAAACAAACAACAGTGTGTCGTTGGGAATTGGTGGTGGAGTTAGGATTGAAAAAGTTGGTTTAGCTGAATCTAATTCGAAAGCTTATTTGACCACTGCACTTGTCAATACCGGCGTAACTGGGCCTTATATGTACGATACTAAAGCCCCATTTGTCGTTTCATCTTATGTCGGCAAAATAACCACAGACATTAAGGCAGGAAATGTTGTATTTAGTCTGAACATTGAGACACCAAACAACATACCCGACGAGCAAGGATTCCTGATCTTTGACTATGGTTTAAATACCCAAGAAGGGCCAGTTAGATACCTGTATAAAGCAGCCGAAGGAACTCTTGCACTAGATCCAGCTTATATATTTCAATACGACCATTCCTCAGGGGCATCGATAACAGCAATCAGGAGAAAAGGCGCTCATGTTATGAGTGGTCTTGGTAAAGAATACGCCTTTTACATATCTGATCCGTCAGCAGCAAGGGTAATTCTTCAAAACCTGATAGGGGATGTTAAGAGTGCAGGTGTTTTTCTTAGATATATGGTTAGATATCCCAAACTCTACTACTCTGCATTTGATGTTTACTCAGAAACCCCAGATAACCCGTTAGACTGATTATAGGTACTGTATAATGCTATATGTTACCAAGGTTTCACGGCATCTTTTTGATCTTGGATAGCGTAAAGCATTAATATCAGAGGATTATATGGCGGTTTTAGGACGTCTCTTAATCGGTTCACAGCAGCGGATAGATCTGCCTGACTTTCTATCTTTGCAGTCTTATGTTGCTTCTGACTTCAAGGAGCTGATTAGAAGCTTCGTAGGAGATAGGGCCCTAATCCTCAAAGGCTTCGAGATCATCGACGCTCCACAGGCTATTGGTACTTCCAGTGTATCAATTAAGGTCTCAGATTCTGTTCTTTATAGCCCGACATCTTCTGCTGGTAGTTTCTTTTTTGGTCTTCCAGAAGGCGATGAGCTTTCTGCACCTCTAGTACCAGAACTTAGAACAAACGCAACAAACTATGTCTATATCACGCTCAGCACCACTGGAACGGCACAAGATACGCGTGCGTTCTGGGATGTCGATCTAAATGGTGGTCAAGGCGGTGAGTTTAACCAAGACATTAACACAGAAGGTGTCTTAATTGCTCAGGTTGGTGTTTCGACCTCTGGTTTTCCAGATGGAACCATTCCAATTGCCGCAATTGAATATGATAGCACCTCAATCACAAACATTACGGATTCTAGAAACATGATGTTTCGCTTGGGAAGCGGCGGCGTTTCGCCCAACCCAAATGCAACATTTCAATTTCCGCCATTGCCAAGCTCTGAGTATGCGCGAAATGAACCCCCATCAACCATCCAAAACTCAGCTTCTCCCAGCCCATTCTTTGGCGGCGATAAAAACATCCAGACGTTAAAGGACTGGATGGACGCAGTAATGACCAAGTTGCTGGAGCTCTCTGGTACCACCTACTGGTATGAGACAACTCAAGCGCTTAACTTGGTTAACATCTTTGATGACGCTCTTGGATCTAGCTTAAAATCCAAAGGTCGTTGGACGCATAGCGAAACAACACCTGGCTTGGTGACGTGGTCTGAGGACATCGTCTACCGCAAGATGAACGACAATAGGGACATCATTGTTCGTAGTAATCCGACTACAGGCGTCCAGCTCGGCAACGAGCAAGTTATGTGGATTCAGATGCTGCGCAATGAGTCTATCAACCCGTTAGATACGCCTGTTCAGTTCAGCAACGGCGTGACATATGTCAATGGTGCACCTGGCGACTTCTCCAATTTAAGTTTAGGTGACTGGGTAAAGCGTCGCGGCGACAACGAAAACCTTTATGTTCGCGTCGTTGGCTTTAAGACCGGTACGTCTGGCGGTGGATCTGATACTACTTCACCAAGTTTAGCAGCATCTATCATCCTTGAGAACGCGTACGCAGGATCTACGGCTTTAGATACTGCTGTATACACCAAGGGTGTATACGAAAATTCCGACGTCAAGACTAGCGATAGAGATGACACCGATTCGTATTCTGCTGGCGGGGATTTTTATTGGCTCGCAAACCGTTCAGATACCATCATGGACATCGGATCTATCGCCGCTACGTATCTTACGGATGTCGATGTTTCTGATTCAGACGGCAAAAGAGCAAAACTAAACTTCTCTTCTGCACACGGTCTCGCAGACGGCGACAGGATCGTTCTGGCTAATGCTGGGGCGTATAACGGAACCTATCAAGTTGAAGTTGAAAGTACCACTGTTGTAAATATTGAGACTACCGCAACCACAAACCCATCAAACATTACTGTTTCTTGGGCGATAGTGACGACGCAGGCTCGTGATGTTGGAAGTCAAGGCTTTGAGATCGAGTCCGCAAGTCATGGATTTACTTCTAATCAAACTGTTATTATTGCAGATACTGCAACGGCATACGACACTTACAATGGCGGTAAATATTTAATCAACGTTAGAAGCAATTCTACGTTTCAAGTACCCTTTGATTCAAATGTCAACGTTGGTGCCGTCGGTGCGGCAACTGGTGCAAAGGTAATTCTTAAGACAGAATTAGGCGCCATTGAGGTCATCCAAGGCGAATCGATCGATATTAATAAACCGGATGCCGTCAATATCATGCAGTTTGTCGGCATGGAATCTCTCTCGCAAAATACGCCAAATTACTTCTTACCACAGAACTACAATGCATTAGCTGGTTTTGCAAACTACAATGCCGATGCCACTGATAATCTAACACAACGTGCGGCAAAACTTACGGCCATGATGGCCGATAGAGTTCAAGACCGCGACACACAAATTGCTGGACGCGTAACCGTACGAAACGAAACGTCCGGTTCTACGCAGCTTATTACTTTTACTGGCAATCTCCAATTAATTATCCCTGGCACAGGTCGCCATGATATTGCGCCACCCGGTGGCAGTTTCTATCTTGGTGCATATAAAGCACTAACAGTAACTTTTAATAGAAACGTATCGTATCAATCAATAACTGCACAAGTCGAATCTTTTGACGAATCTTTTCAGTTAAGCGAAAACAAGATTATATTGTTGTATCGTTTTGCTGAAACAGACGTGTACACCTGGGACGGTTCGGCAATATCGAACTCTAGCTCATGGACCAGCAACGACTACGATACGGGTCAAAATAAAAATATCGTGGTCCACGACGAAGCTGGTGTAAAGTATACTAGCTCCGGGTATCTTTACTATGGTAGCGCTGGGTATGTTCGAATTGTTATCCCCGGCACTAACATAAACAACAATGTCGACACAGGCGCAATTAATGCGTTGTATCCTACGGGTTTTGCGGTAGGTAATGATTATTCCGTATGGGTGCGAGTTAACAGAACGGCAAGCAAAACCTTTAACACAGTTGCAACAAGCGCGTCCTACCAAGATAGCAATGTTGCCGGCGCATTATATGTAACTTCTAATGCAGATGTACCCACTGATCAAGATACAATTGTTCTGTATACTGTTAAAAGTAATACGCTAATTAAACT